GTTGCCAGACTGCGCAGGATCTACTCAATCAGTTTTTATGGTTTAACTCAGCGCCAGTAGTAGGAGTAACGCTACAAAATAACGTAGCTACTGCGATGATCGCTAACCCTATGATCTTTACTACCGGGCAGAGTGTTACCTTGAGTGGATGCGGCGCAACCTTTAACGGCACTTATACGATCACCGGTACGATGCCGTGGAGCGCCGGTACTACAAATCAAATACCTACCCTTGTATGGAACCCTTACTCGTGGAACTGGCCAGCCGGTTATAGCTTTATACAATTTGCTAAGACTGCCGCTAACGTCAATTTCCAACGTGTATTACCTTATGGCTCAGTCGTAGGAGCAGATACAAAGACAAACTCATACGCTACTACTCCGGCTATCCGTGAGGCAGCGATGATCCTAGCGGTCGATATTTTTCAGGCCCGGCAAGTTAGCCAAACGGGAGGCGTGTCGATCGACGGGATGAGCCCTAGCCCTTATCGGATGGGTAACTCAATGATCGGCAAAATCCGAGGGCTCATAAGCGGCTATCAAAATCCTAATTCTATGGTGGGCTAAATGGCTGCCGCGATAACTACCCTACGTGCCTCACTAGCTGCAGCTTTAGATAATCCTAATAATTGGAATACCTATAGTTTTCCGCCTCCAACTATTACGGCTAATAGCGTTATCGTCGTACCCGATGATCCTTACATAACACCGAGCAATAACACATACGCGACTATCTCGCCTATGGCTAATTTTAAGATTATTATGACCGTACCGATGCTCGATAATCAGGGCAACCTAAACGGTATCGAAACCCTAGCGGTAGCAGTGTTTAATAAACTTGCTGCCTCAACTATCGTAATGAATATTGGCAGTATGTCAGCGCCCACCGTACTAGATGTACAAAGTGGCACACTACTTACCGCCGATTTCCGTATCTCAATTCTCACGAGCTGGAGCTAATAAATGCCATATACAGAGGATGATCTAAAGTTTTTGCGAAAGATTGGGCAGATCGTAGACGAGCCTGAACCGGTCAAAGTAGCAAAAGTAAAACCAACACCAACACCAACTACTGAAAGCGAGGAATAGGCTATGGCCGTATTCTTATCAAATGGAGTGGTCGTAACCCTTAACTCGGTAGACCTATCCGATCACGTAACAAGTGCAACTATTAACCGCGTATTCGAGGAGCTCGAAGTCACCGCTATGGGAGATTCTGCGAGACGTTATGCTAAAGGTTTGGAAACCTCGACAATTACACTCGATTTTCTAAACGATACTGCAGCCGGTGAAGTGCTACAGACTTTGCAAGGTGCCTGGGGTACTACAGTGCCGCTAACACTTAAGCAGACTAGCGCCTCCATCTCAACTACAAACCCTGAGTACCAGACTACTATTCTAGTTAATAACACTACAGATATTAACGGCGCAGTAGGAGATATCTCTACACAGTCAATTACATTCACTTGTAACTCACCTATCGTAGTAGACACTACAGTCTAACAAACTAACAAAGGGGCAAAAATGGCACGACTCAAAATAACAAGGGCTACCGGTGAAGTGACTGAGCATCAGATCACGCCGCGTATTGAGGTGGCCTTTGAGCTCTACGCAAAAAAAGGTTTTCGTAAAGCCTTTAGAGAGGACGAGAAGCAGAGCGACCTCTATTGGCTGGCGTGGGAATGTATTAGATTATCTGGCGAGACCGTAAAAACTTATGGGCCAGATTTTTTAGACACTCTCAAAGAGGTAGAGGTCCTCGACGATGAACCTTTAGGCTAGGGCGAGATTCCCTTACCTATCAGGTAGCGCAGCTATCTATACGGTTAGGGGTCTCGCCTAAAGCGATACTCGAACTCGATCACGAGATGTACAAAATGTTAATACAAGTGTTAAACGATCAAGCTAAGGAGGCTGAGGATTATGCCCGTAGAGGTAAAAGGCGTTAAAGCTACTCTCTCAGCTATCCGCAAAGTCGATCCTGAGCTATTAAAGAATATGAACGCTGAGATTAAAGCGGTTATGATGCCTATTCGGGATAAGGCCCGAGGTTACGCACCATCGCCTCAGCCGGATAATCTTTATGCGTGGAATGAAAATATCGTAGGAAAAAAAATTACTGCCCGTAACTCGGCCTTTAGGACTTTTAACACTGAGGGGCGTTTACGCCTATTTCCGCTTTACGATTACGAGACAGTCAAAAAGGGTATTTACTACAAAGCTGGCGGCAGCGATCGTAATAAAAACGGCTGGCGAGCTTTGTATTTTGTAGCTAATAAGTCAGCCGCCGGCGCAATCTACGAGACCGCCGGGCGAGCCAACGAACAATCACGTAACGGCTACCGATCAAATAACCCCGGCGCTGGCGCTCACTTTGTCAGTCGTATGGGCCCTCTTTATGGCGATAGCCGCGAGGAGCGCGGTCGTATGATCTTTAGAGCGTGGGCTGAGGATCAGGGCAAGGCTCAGGCTGCAGTAGTCAAAGCTATAGAAAAAACTATAAACGCCTTTAATCAAGGCTCATACACAAAGGCGGCATAATGGTTAGCAAATTGCCGAGTATGGTCGTAAGTGCCGTAACTACTTTTGACGGTAAAGCCCTAACTAAGGGCAGTAAACAAATTGGAGCCTTTGAGAAAGGCGCAAAAAAATTAGCTGGGACTTTTGCCGCCGCTTTCAGTGTGCAACAAATTGCGCAGTTTGGTAAAGCTGCCGTTAAAGCCTTTATGGATGACGAAAAGGCTGCCTCACGTTTAGCACAATCAGTTAAAAATCTAGGCTTAGCTTTTGAGACTCCACGTATCGAGGAGTTTATAAGTCAGTTATCTAAAAGTTCAGGCGTGACGGATGACCAGCTACGCCCGGCGATGCAAAAGTTATTGCAGACTACGGGTTCAGTTACTAAATCTACGGATCTACTCACACAGGCTTTAGACATAAGCGCCGGCAGCGGTGTCGATTACGAGACCGTAGTTTCCGACCTATCAGCTGCATACGTGGGTAATACTAAAGGACTTAAAAAATACTCTTTAGGATTGACAAACGCTGAGCTTAAAACTATGAGCTTTGCCGATATACAAAAGAAATTGACCGATCAGTTTTCGGGCGCTAATGCTCAGTACCTCACTACCTACGCTGGAAAAATGGGTATTTTATCTAATGCAGCCGGTGAAGCTACTGAGACTATTGGTAAAAGTTTAGTAGACAGTTTGTCCTTATTAGCCGGTGAGGGTAACAGTATCCAACCTTTAGCCGATGCTATGGGCGATTTTGCTACGTATATTGGCGATGCTATTTATGGCGTAGCAGTTTTAGCAGATAAGTTAAAATCTTTGCCGGGTGCAGGTCTTGTAGATAAAGCCGGCGGAGTGAAAGGTATTTTACGGTTTTTACCTAATTTTGGCCCTGCAGTACAGATATTAGATTATTTATCTAATTTAGGTAAAGAATCTAAAGGTACTCCCGGTATGGGCGGTTACCCTAGCTCCGCTTTAGGGGGCACCTACATAGATCCTAATGAGGCGGCACGCAAAAAGGCCGAGGCAGCTGCCGCCAAACGTGCAAAAGAAATAGCCGCCGCTAATGCTAAAGCCGCTAAAGCTGAAAAACAAAAACTGGCTTTGACTAAAGCCGCTGCCGTATTTGACAGTACTCGTATTAGCTTAGCTGCAGCTCTTAAAGCGACTTACGATAAAGATACAAAGCTACGCCTTGAGGCTCTTATGTTGATCGAGGAGGACCGCGGCGACGAGGCTCTTAAGAAAATTGACGAGCTAGCTAAGTTTCAGAAAAACGCAGATATGCAGCGTTTAGCCGGAGTCGAGACAATTAGTAACGCGACCCTTGAGTCTCTTAATAAGCAGCTCATAACAGAGCTGAAAGTCATTAACGATAGCAAAATGGCCGAGGGCGATAAAGAGCTAGCACGCGAGGAGGCGTTTAAGAAATATAACGCTGCGATAACGGCCGCTGGTAAGCTCGCGGCTACTGAGTCTTATAACGAGCGCGTACAGATCCAACTTACAGAGATCGCACGCCTAGCCTCTATTAGTAAGACTACGAGCGCGGCTACTACCGCTAATTTGCTACTCGAGTCCTCGGAGCTCTCTATGATCGACCGAGTGGCAAAAGCTCAAGCGACCGCCGATGCCGCACGTATGAAAGCTCTTACCGACTATAACAATGCCCTAAATAGAACGGGCACCGGCTTAGATTTCGGCGGTAATAAACTAGGTAGCCTTGTGCCTAACTTTGTACCGCCAAAATGGGTGGCAGATTTAGCGGCTGAACGTGATTATGTATCGAACGTGCCTATGGGACCCATACCGGTGGCAGGGACAAACCCTTATATGTCGGGACCTACTCAAAGCGTAGAGGTAACTATTAACGCTGGCGTAGGAGATCCTGAGGCTATCGCTAGAGCCGTCGAGGATGTACTTAACCAATCAACCTACAGAGGCACGTCGGTAAACCGAGGCGCTGGTAATTACGTACTATGAGCAGCTGGCTACCGGATTGGCGCATAATTGTAGGTACTACTACCTACGATAACGTGTTAAGTGTAAATATGGCCACTGGCCGCGATGATATCGACCTACAGTGCAACGCAGGCTACGCACGTATGGAGATCGTAAACCTCGATAACTCAGCCTTTGATATCGACGTAACCGATAGCCTTACCCTTGAGCTCAAAAATAGCGCTGGGGTATATGTACCCGTTTTCGGCGGTGAGGTATCGGATTTTGGTATCTCGGTGCGCTCGCCTGAGGAGACCGGGTTTATAACAATCGGTAATATATTGGCCGTAGGATCTCTAGCCAAACTTACTAAAGCTTTGTTCCCCGATGCACTTATTAAAGACTATGACGGCAACCAGATCTACGACATATTAAACGAGCTGCTTATAAACTCGTGGTTTGAGGTAGCCCCTGCTTTACAGTGGTTTAACTATGACCCTACGACTACGTGGGCTAATGCAGAAAACGTAGGACTAGGCGAGATAGATCAGCCCGGACTTTACGAGATGATCTCTCGATCAGCTGAACCGGCTAGCAGCTATAACCTCTGCGCTCAGATAGCACAAAGCGCACAAGGCCAGATATACGAGGATAAAGCCGGTCGAGTTTGCTACGCAGATACTGACCATCGTACACAGTACCTATCTACCTACGGCTATACGACCCTATCGGCTAATTACGCTATCCCGTCTACGGTTAAGACAATCCTACAGATAGGCAAGATCCGTAACTCTTTGGTGTTTAACTACGGCAATAACTACAACAGTCAAGCTACGGCCCTAGATGCTACCTCGATCGCTAACTATGGCCGCTATCAGCGAGCCGTTACGACTAACCTCCATAACCTAGCCGATGTAAATACCCTTATGACTCGAGAGCTGG